ATCGATCCTTTTCGTTCCAAGAATTTTCACAGAGATATGCAGATCCGACTGAAGAACTTGGATTCGGCACTAGAGAACCAAGACTACAAGACGTTAAGAATCGACAGAACTCTATTGAAATAGATGATAAAATCATTGACACTGACTGGGAACACATTCAGCGCCGTATGATCTATCATGCCAAGAAAGAGTATAATACTGCTATTAAACTAGGTATTGCTAAAGAACAAGCACGGGCACTTCTACCAGAAGGGTTGACTGAGTCAACTATCATCATGGCAGGTTCGTTGCGTTCGTGGGTTCACTATTGCCAGTTGCGTATGGATAGGGCAACCCAGAAGGAACACCGCATCGTTGCTGAACAGTGCTGGGAGATTATCGGTCAACACTTCCCCGATGTAATCAAGGCACTAGATGACATGGCAGCACAAGCAGAGTTTGAAAGAAAACTACCATGACCAAAAAGCCAGAAACCTTTGAAAAACGGCAAGTGACATTTTTTTCTCGCCAAATTTTTAACTCAAAAAAGTCGGGAAGATAGATGAAAGTATTAAGGTCTGTCTGGGCCCCATATGGTATCAGAAAAGGCGCAACGGTATGTGAAGATGACCAAGGATACTTTGTTTGTTATGCTCATACCATGAAAACTGTAGGTGAAAGTAAACGATATAAAAGACTAAGTACCGCATATAAAAAAGCGGAACAATGGTGTGGAGAAAATGAAGAATGAATGATACGTTGGTCGGTTTGCTGGGATATGCAGGACTTATAGTATGCCTATTTGTAATAGTAGAATTGTTCCGTAAATGAAAGTTCTGGTAACAGGTGCAACTGGCTATATTGGTAGCCATCTCGTCAAAAAGTTGGCAGAAGGTGGACATCAAGTTTACGCCACCGATTTCAATTTACAACAGAATGAAATTTCCAAGTATATTGAGGGTAAGGTAATTCCTTGGGATATCAGAATTGCCACTTTTGCCGGAGATTACGATGCTGTTGTTCATCTAGCGGCATTGACGATGGTATCAAAATCCGTCACAATGCCAATTCCTTATTATAAGACAAATCTTTTGGGTACTCAAAACGTTCTAGATTCAACCAGAACAGGTAATTTTGTTTACTGTAGCACAGGTTCTGCATTTAATCCTGGAAGTAGTCCATACGCTGGAAGTAAACGAGCAGGTGAAGACTTAGTTACATTACTTCCGTCTTATAGTATTGCTAGATTTTATAATGTCAGTGGTAACGACGGATTCGACAAGTTCGATGACAGTCACTATCATTTAATTCGTAAATTGGCCGCAGTTGCTAATGGTTTGTATCCAGAAGTTGGGATCTTCGGTACCGATTACGATACTAGAGACGGAACTACTATTCGAAATTATACGCATATTACAGATATTGTGGATTCTCTTTATAGAATAGTAGAAAATGGTGCAACAAATAATGTAGAATGTCTAGGAAGCACAACAGGAAGTTCTGTGTTAGAAGTTGTGTCTGCTATGGAAAATGTCATTGACAAACCCATCAAAAAAGTGTATTGTGATAGAAGACCTGGAGAAGTTGTAGTTTCTGTTCTACCAGAAGTGAGCAAGTTTTTCACTGAAACTAAATCTTTAGAAGATATTTGTAAATCAGCTTTGGAGTATTAAAATGGTGGATACAGTTGTAGTTAAAGAAACCGAAGACGGCGAATTATATATAGAACTCCCGCATGATTTATTGAAGACCCTTCGCTGGGATGAAGATACGGAACTGGTGTGGTCCGATAAAAAAGATGGTTCTTGGGCATTAACAAAGAAAGAAAATACTATGGATTACCAGCAAGATGTTACCGAGTTTATGATTGCGGCTGACCAATATGTGGGAATTAAACCTCATCTAAATAAAAATAATGAAGCTCAAGCCAAGCTATATATTGATCTAATTGATGAAGAATTCCGTGAACTGTGTGATGGATTTCTTCGTCGGCACATCGGTGACGTTGCAGATGGTGGTGCCGACCTAGTCTGGGTTGTTCAGGGATTGTTTGCAACTCTTGGTATCAACTTTGAAGAAGTGTGGAAAGAAGTTCGTGCTTCTAACATGAGCAAGGTTTCCGAAAGCGGAAAAATTAAAAAGAGAAATGATGGTAAGATTCTGAAACCAGATACTTACTTCAAACCAGATATCGAAAAAGTGTTGAAGGAACAAGGACTATAAATGGCAAGAGAGAATTATCTGGATATTCAAATTGACTTATCACGGGACTCCCTGTTTGACAAACTAGGTATTCAGCGACTTCAAGAATCATACATGAAGGACGACGAAACGTCTCCGCAGCATCGATTCGCTTTTGTTTCAAAGACGTTCGGTTCTAATCCTGAACATGCGCAGCGTCTATATGAATATGCGTCAAAGCACTGGTTGTCATATGCAACTCCGATCCTCTCGTTTGGTCGGTCAAAGCGTGGTATGCCAATCAGTTGTTTTCTAAACTTCATTGATGATACTGCGGAGGGTCTAGTTGAAAATCTTTCAGAAACTAACTGGTTGTCTATGCTTGGTGGCGGCGTTGGTATTGGTTTTGGCATTCGCGCCGCAGATGATAAGTCTACTGGTGTTATGCCTCACCTTCGCACTTATGATGCTTCTTCTATGGCTTACCGTCAAGGTCGCACTCGCCGTGGTTCTTATGCTGCTTATCTGGATATTTCTCACCCTGATATTGGGTTATTTCTAGAAATGCGCAAACCGACTGGTGACCCGAATATGCGGGCCCTCAATTTACACCACGGAATCAATATCACCGACGATTTTATGCAAATCATCGAACGTTGCATGGCAGATGATGATACCGATGATAGCTGGAATCTGACTGATCCAAAGTCAGGTGAAATTCGTGATACTGTTTCGGCTAAGGAACTTTGGCAGAAGATACTCGAACTTCGAATGATGACAGGTGAGCCTTACATTCACTTTATCGATGCCTCGAACCGTGCGTTGCCAGATTTTCAGAAGGCATTGGGCCTAAAGATACATCAATCCAATCTCTGCTCTGAAATCATCCTTCCTACCGATAGAAAACGCACGGCTGTTTGCTGCTTGTCTTCGGTTAACTTGGAATACTATGATGCATGGTCCAAGGACCCTATGTTCTTGAAAGACATGGCAGAGATGCTTGATAATGTTCTACAGTATTTCATTGACAATGCACCAAAGCAAGTTTCGAGAGCAATCTACTCTGCCAAGCGCGAACGTTCGATTGGTATTGGCGCACTGGGCTTTCATGCTTACCTTCAACGTAAGAAAATTGCGTGGGAATCGGCTGTTGCTAAGGGTACCAATATGCGTATGTTTAAGCATATCAAGAACCGTCTAGATACTGCGAATTTAGAACTTGGAGCAGAACGAGGCGAAGCACCTGATGCTGCTGGTACAGGTCGTCGTTTCTCACATATGCAGGCAATTGCACCTAACGCATCTTCGTCAATCATCATGGGCAATACCAGTCCATCGATTGAACCATGGAGAGCAAACGCATATCGTCAAGATACATTATCTGGTTCATTCCTTAATAAGAATAAATACCTTGACTTTATTATCAATATAGAAGCTGCAAATCACAAAGATGGTTGGTATGACGAGACTTGGTCTTCGATTATCGCCAACGATGGTTCTGTGCAGCACCTTACATGGATGGATGCAATAACCAAAGAAGTGTTTAAAACTTCGATGGAAATTGACCAACGGTGGGTCATTGAACACGCGGCAGACAGACAGAAGTTTATTGATCAGGCACAGTCTCTCAATCTATTCTTCCGCCCAGATGCTAATATAAAATATCTTCATGCGGTACACTATCTCGCATGGAAACAGGGTCTAAAAACTCTATACTACTGCCGCTCCGAAAAGATTGGTAAGGCAGATAAAGTATCGAAGCGCATTGAACGAGAAGCGATTAAAGAAATCGACTTTAAGGCAATGATTGACGGCGATGCCTGTATAGCTTGCGAAGGGTAAACGAATGACACAATATTTTGCACAAATAGTATCAAAACCAGATTGCCCGTATTGCGTAAAAGCAAAAGAGTTTATGCAGGGCATGGATATTAAATATACTGAGATGGTAGTTGGCCAAGATTGTCTCTGGGAAGACATTACAGCACAACTTCCCAATGTGACCACCGTTCCACAGATTTGGATTAACGGTGAACATGTTGGTGGTTATGACGATCTGATCAAATGGGCATCGGAGGTATAATGTCTAATCTTTTAAGCGAACGTTCTTATTTTAAACCTTTCAATTACCCATGGGCATATGATGCTTGGTTGAAGCACGAACAGTCACACTGGCTTCACACCGAAGTTCCAATGATTGAAGATGTCAACGATTGGAAGAAGCGCCTCACCGATGGTGAAAAGCACTTCCTCACGAATATTTTCCGTTTCTTTACACAAGGCGATATCGATGTTGCGGGTGGTTATGTAAACAACTATCTACCATATTTTCCTCAGCCTGAAATTCGTATGATGCTTATGGGATTTGCTGCCAGAGAAGCATTGCATGTCGCAGCCTACTCACATCTTATTGAAACTCTGGGTATGCCTGAAACGACATATCAAGAATTTCTTGAGTATGATTCAATGAAAGCAAAGCATGATTACTTCTTAGGCCTGTCAAATGCGGGTGCAACACCTGAAACTATCGCTACTAATATTGCTGCATTTTCGGCGTTCACTGAAGGTATGCAGTTATTCTCGTCCTTCATCATGCTCCTCAACTTTCCGCGTCACGGAAAAATGAAAGGTATGGGACAGATTGTTACTTGGTCAATCGTTGACGAAACACAACACGCCGAGTCGATGATTAAGTTGTTCCGTGCATATGTCGAAGAGAATAGAGATATCTGGAACGATGAATTGAAGTCCAGTATCTATACTATCGCTGAAAAAATGGTAGAACTTGAAGACAAGTTCATTGAACTTTCATTTTCCATGGGCCAAATGGAAGACCTCACTCAAGAGGATGTTAAGAAATATATTCGTTATATTTGCGACCGCCGACTAATCAGTCTTGGTATGAAGGGCATTTTTAAAGTCAAGAAAAATCCACTGCCTTGGGTCGAAGAAATGATTAATGCGCCTACTCATACCAACTTCTTTGAAAACCGTGCTACCGATTATGCTAAGGGCGCGCTATCTGGTACATGGGAAAGTGTTTGGGGAGCTGCATAATGGAAGAACAGGAATGCTTTTCATGTGATGCCGTGTTTTTGGTGGAGCATGAATTGGATGAAGAATACTACAAAACTAAATACTGTCCGTTTTGTGGAACCAAGATAGCCGAAGAAGACCTCGAGTTTGATGACTGGGACGAGGACGAATAAATAGTTCACACTCGGAGTGAACTAATGGTTATTAAAAAGAAGAAGCCGTTGCCAAAGAAAGTGCATAGAGTTTATTGCACCTACTTTGACGACGGCAAATACTATATTGGTTATTCATGTAAGACAGATAAACTATTTGAAAAATATTTTGGTAGTTCTACATATGTTACTAACTACGAAGGTGAAATGCGTAAAGAAGTTGTTGCGGAATATGATGGCAAATCTCACGCAAAAGCAGTCGAACATATTCTACAGTGGGAGTATCGTTTCGATGATAGGTGCATCAATGACATGTGGAATGTTAGATTGCGACTATCGCATTTGAAAGAATTAAAGTTGCCTGACTGGAGACCTGGATGTTTTTCGCAGCACTCTTAATGCTAACTGCACTTGCGATAACTGGTGTTGCTGGTTATTTTTCGATATTGGGATTGATGGCTATCTTTCCTGCCTCACCTATCGCAGTGGCTGCAATGGGGATTGTCTTAGAACTGGCCAAACTTGTAACGGCAAGCTGGGTGTATCGCAACTGGAAGATTGCTAACAAACTATTGAAGACATACTTTACGATAGCAGTGGTCGTCCTGTCGTTTATCACAAGCATGGGTGTATTCGGCTATCTAAGTAAAGCGCATATTGAACACACCACTGTTGGTGGTTCAGCACAATTACAGATTGCACAACTAGAAAGTCAGAAGACTTCGGCACAAAGGAGACTAAAGAATGCGCAAACATCTTTGGATACTCTGGACAGACTCACTACTGGTGAAAATATCCTCGATGCTAACTTCATTAGAAATCGACAAAAGAGGGAACGTGCGGCGCTCAATAAAGAAATTGAGGGTGCAACTACAAACATTGAGACTATTGAGACTAATCTCATACCGCTCAAAACTGAAAACCTCATACTCGAAGCGGAAGTAGGACCAATCAAATATGTAGCGGAACTGTTCTACGGTAGTGGTGATAATGCCACCATCGACAAGGCCGTTCGTATGATGATCATCATTCTTATCTTTGTTTTTGATCCACTAGCAATTCTTTTAATAATTGCAGCGAATATTACATTTTTAGGGTTGACAAAACGAGAAGAATCAGATATAGTGAATATTGTCTCAGTTGAAGTGGATGAACCGGAAGCTCCAACCGAGACGCCAAAAGCTAAGAAAACACGTAAGCAGAAACCAAAAGCACTCATACCAGAAGTTCCAGACTTCTTTCAGTTTGAGAAGCATGGTTCTACTCACGATGTTCCTATGCCTGACCCTCCTCGCAAAAATGCAAGAGGTCAAATTATAGTCGATGAAAAAAATATTAGGAGAATGTGAAATGATTACCGACGTTGAAGCAATGCGCGAAGACCTTAAGACCAATCTTCGTTCTAAGATTGGTACTGTTACTTTTACCAAGCAGAATGGGGATGAGCGAGTTATGCGATGCACTCTACAGGAATCGGTATTACCTGTGCAGACCGATATCGAAGAAGCTATTCAGAAAAAGACTCTTACTGATTCGCTGGCTGTATGGGACCTAGAGAAGAATTCTTGGCGTTCTTTTCGCTATGATACTGTAATTTCAGTAAAATTTGAGGGTTGACAAATACCTTGATATATCGTATAATGAGATATATTGACAAGGAGTGATTATGTATAAACTTAAGGTACCTGTTGCTGAGTCGAAGTTCGTCGGTGTAGAGCCTATCTGGGCCGATAGTTACGAACCGGTAAACTATCAAAGCGAATTTGGCAATGCTCTTAACTGGTATAACTACATCGTAGATGCCAAAGACTGTCGCGCTTTTCTTACTGATTGGTTCAAAGCCGATAAGGAGAAGCTAAAGGCTGTCAGTCAGGTACCAGATAAGTTTCTACCTCGAACCTATGCCAACACGGCTCGAATTGCCATGCGCGGCTTTCCAGTGAGCGAGGTTCACCAGAACCGCATCTGGGAAAAGATACAAGAAGTGGCAAACAAGCGCATCAAGTCAGATGACGATGATGAGCCTGCTGCCGCGCCTGTGATCAAGGTAGTCAAGCCCGTTAAACTGGCTTCTACCTATATCTCTTGTCTTGTCAACGACGAAATCGAAAATCTTATTGTTGGCGAAGACAATAAGAACATGGCTCAAATTCTAATGCCATATAAGATGAATGATAAGCAGTATGCAGCCTGCGCCGATAAGCTACAGCCTCTTCTGGCAGAATATTCAGAAGTGCTAGAACTTCGTCGAACCGATCGAAAGACTTTGACCGAAGAACAGATAGAGTTTATGGATTCTTTCCCGTTCCCTGGTATCACACTCATCAAGAAGATTGTCCAGCTTATCGAAGGTTATGTCAATGACCTCAAGAAGGCTTACGTTAGTAAGCAAGTTGCTAAAGTTCGCAGTAAGAAGCCCAAAGATAAAACTAAACTGGTACGGGCTGTCAAGTTCTTGGCAGAAGACCCTAAGTTTGGCAAGAGCGTTGACCCCATCAATCTTCTTAACTGTAGTGAAGTCTGGGCGTTCGATACAAAGACCCGCAAGATTTCCAAGTATTATAGTCCAGTCGGTGGCGGCATCACTGTAAAAGGTGCATCTCTCGTGGGTTATGATGAGGCCATGTCCAGTTGCAAATTGCTTCGAAAGCCAGAAGAACAGATTCCTGCATTTTCTGCGACCGCTAAAAAAGACTTGACAAAATGGTATTCTTCTGTTAAAAGTAAGAATGCGAATGTGCGCCCTCGACTCACGGCAACAACTTTAATTTTGAAAGTCTTTTAATGTCAGATAATGATAACATTACATATCTTCGACCTCGTTCGGCGCCGCCCACGAAAGAAGATTTGGAATCCTTTAATTATTTTCTTGAGGGTGCTACTGAATATGCTGCATATCAGGAAGCTGAGGCTTTTGCCGCTGCTTGTATAAACGGCATTTTAAGAGCCGCAGATAAGAAGCTAGGTAAGCTGGAAGACAACGTTAATGGTGACGCCGCCGTGATTGCTGTTATGATTCAGGGTATGTTTATGCGTCAAGCTGGCGTTCATTGTCCAGAAATCAATCTGTTGGATGACATTCGCGAAATCTTAAATAAAACTGGAGTGAGCGAATGATTGTAGTAGATTTTAATCAGGTAGCAATTAGCAACATGATGGTAGAACTTGGTGGTCGGCGTGATGTAGAGGTCAATGTACCTCTGATACGCCATATGATTATCAATTCAATACGTTCATATAAGCGCAAGTTCGGCAACGAATTTGGTGAGATTGTTATTGCATGTGATAATCGCCATTACTGGCGCCGCCAGTTCTTTCCTAACTACAAAGCTAATCGTAAGAAGAGCCGCGCAGATAGTGGGTTTGATTGGAATTCTATCTTCGAAGCCCTACATCAAGTTCGTGCAGAATTGTCAGAACACTTTCCGTATCCTGTCATCGATGTTGACGGTGCAGAAGCAGATGATGTAATAGGTGTTTTGGCTGAATATAGTCAGACTTCGAACACTGATGGTCTTCTGCCTAGTGCAGAGCCGTTTCTCGTGCTTTCGGGCGACCATGACTTCAATCAGTTACAGAAGTGGTCGAACGTCAAGCAGTATGCTCCTGTTCAAAAAAAGTTTGTTAAGATAACAGAGTCTCCTAGTGCTGTTCTTATGGAACACATTATCATGGGTGATAAGGGTGATGGTGTTCCCAACATTCTATCAGATGATGATACGTTTGTCACTGGTTCACGCCAGCGTCCCATGAAGAAGGATAAGGTTGCAGAGTGGAAGCACCAGAAGCCAGAAGACTTCATCACCAGTGATGAAATGTGGCGCAACTTCCAGCGTAATCGTGAACTTGTAGACCTGTCGCGTATTCCTGAAGACATCAAAAATGATGTTATAGATAGTTACGAGAAGCAGAAAGGTGGAGACCGCAGCGGTCTTCTAAACTACTTTATTGCAAATCGTATGAAGCAGATGATTGACCTGATAGATGAATTTTAATAATTCCAATGAAAGAGAATTGGCATGGCAACAAGATTAGAACCTAAAAAGTTTAAGTATATCAATGAAGCCCTAGATTGGGTAACAGAGGTAAAGGACGTAGACGAATTGCGCGAACGAGTTCGGGCAGTCTCTCTTGGCAACTCTATTTTTATGCGTTTCCTAGCTTGGGGCGTAGGATATGAACAGGGACCATATAATCTACCTGATGGTAAGACCCCCATTAAGAATGAGGGACTACCATCTGGTATGTCTGACACCACTATCACAATGGAATTTAGACGCATTCTAACTCTTCTTCCTAATGGCAGCGCAGCAAATGTCGCTCAGTGGCGCCGAGAAGAAATCTGGATGCAGATTTGCCAGGGTGTTCATCCTGACGAACAAGTTCTTTTGGATGCAGCAAAAGATAAGACAATACTGGATGTTTATCCTGCTCTTGCCGATGTGCTAGATAGTTTTCTTACTGGTTGGAAAAAGCCCGAGGTTAAGAAGAAGAAGGTATCAAAAAAGTCAGAACCACTCTCGGAATAATTCGTGATAAATTTACTTTTATACGCGGGTTGCGCAAGAGCGGGAAGCACGTGGTTGTATGGGGAGTTAAACGGCCGTGGGGACTGTGATCTATCTAGCATAAAAGAATATTTTCTTTTTATGGAGGGGTTCACGCTGAATCCTGAGTTTGATAAATCCAGTTTCTTTGACCATTATAGAAAACTGGCAGAAAATCCCGAGGTTAAACTTCTAGGTGAAATGACTCCGTGTAATGGTTTTGCAACGATAGAACAACTTCAAGAGTTTGCACTGAAGGCAACCTTGTATGAATTCAAAGTCCTACCGGTAATTATTCTCCGCGATCCAATAAATCAGAAAATTTCAGAAACAAAATTGGATGTAATCGTTAAGTTGTCTCAGGACTCTAACGAAAACATGGCTGATACATTTAAAAGATATCGACAAAATACTTCAAGTGATGTTCCTTTTACGCTAGATGATGTATTGAACATTCCGGTTCCATTTGAATCTCGATTGTTAAATTGGGAAAAAACGATAGACAATTATCGTCAAGTCTTTGGAAATATTTTTATCGGATTTTATGAGACACTTTTCACAGAAAAAAGTATGATGCAATTGTGTCAGTATTTGCAAATTCCTTATACTGATTTCAATTTTACTAGAGTGGCAAACAAATTGTTAGATGTGGACGAGTTTACAGACGAAGAGAAACAAATGATATACGATACTATTCCTCACTGTAAGCAAAATTATGAATATGCGATAGAAAACTTCGGTAATGACTTCATCGAAAGTATCTGGTGGACTCCTAATAAATAGAAGTTCTCTCCACTATCTAGGGAAATACTTTGATGGGTCAAATACTGGAACATAAGCACCTAATCATCCGTGCCGAACTTAAAAATCCGCCTAAGTGCGCAGAAGCCATTCAGGACTGGATGAAACTTTTGGTTGATAAGATTGATATGAAGATTCTTATGGGTCCTTATGCGGTTTATTCTGATATGGTAGGCAATCAAGGTTTGACAGCGGTAACTATTATCGAAACCAGCCATATTGCCATGCATGTCTGGGATGAAGTAGATCCTGCTTTGATGCAACTGGATGTCTATACTTGTTCAAAGCTGAATGTTGATGATGTATTTCTGGCTCTAAGTGATTTTATGCCGGTAAATGTTGAATTTAAATATATTGACCGCGAACATGACTTGACATTACTGGATAAAGGTGTTATAAGTGAGATACTTCCTCTTTAAACACAAAGGCGAAATCTGGTTAGTCAAGGACCCGGAACAGGTACCAAAGCCCAGAGAACTTTTGCTGCAAAACTCTAATATCGAATATATCAGAGAAAAAGCAGAAAGTTTAAAAAAGGGATTGACATTTAGGGACAAAGTTGCTAGAAAGAAGATACCAAATCTTACAACAGAGCATAAACTAAAGATTGCTCTAGCGTTAAGTGGAAGCAACAACCCCAATTGGGGTGGTTTGAAAGAAGAAACAAAGGCCAAAATTCGGCGCAAGATGCGAGGAACAAGGCGCAACGAAAACAATCCTATGTATGGCAGACGCCAAACATGGGAAACTCGCAATCTCATAGCGATGAAAGCGAGACACAGAAGACGAAAGTGGTGTGTTGACCCAAGCGGTAAAACGCATTTGGTAGACCCACTTACTTTCATATTACCTTCTGGCTGGATGTGGGGAAGATTTTACGATCCATATCGACCATGAGATTAATGAAAGTAAATTTTAAAAAGCACTTGACTTACTCTAAAAAGTGTAGTAAAGTGTATAACAGTTTCGGTTCTTTCTAATTGTTGGATAAAGTTTGTGTCGGGAGGGCTTCGGCTCTCCCACATGACTTATTAGATGAATGCATTGCTCGGTTCGATTCCGATGATGTTAGTTGCAAATGGCATGCGCTGGTCCAGTGCATTCTTCTAATAAGTTTTTGCCCTTATAGCTCAGTTGGTAGAGCAGTTGATTTGTAATCATCAGGTCCGGCGTTCGAGTCGTCGTGGGGGCACCAGTTTATACGTCGGTGAGGGAAAACGGTAATCCGCAGGTCTCCAAAACCTTGAGAAGTAGGTTCAATTCCTACCACCTTCGCCAGTTTTATTCCCCAATAGCTCAGAGGTAGAGCAGGTGACTGTTAATCACCTTGTCGGTGGTTCGATCCCATCTTGGGGAGCCAGATATCAGCCTCGACGGAGGCTGTAAGAAGTGTGACTGAACCATCACCTCGTCAGTGGTGATAAGGTAGATCCGGGGATTGGTCTCCCGCTTAACCAGCAAACGGGTCGTAGGCTGAAATTACAGATAGTAATTGACTAGGCCTTGGAGGTATACCTAAATCCTCTCACTTCGCCTTATATTTCTAATAATGGAGATGTTATGCAGACTTTAACGAGAGATTTTATCTCCAACAATTATCAAAGCGTAGACATTAGTCCTCTTGCAACAGAATATCCCACACCAGATTCGATTAATAAAGATGAATTGGTCAAGAAGATTGATCATTGGAAGTATGTTTTAACTGAAACATGCGGCGCCAAAAAAGGCGATAGAATTCTTATCGGACTGCTAGTGGTAGATAGTGACTATCTTGCCCTTTGTTTTGCCAGTTTCGAGTTGTCCTTGGTAGTTACTATTGCGGATCAACTGCCAGCATATCTGGCCAGTGATAAGATAAATCCTAAAGTTAAGTTACTGTCGCCTATCAACATCTATATTCATGATGCTGCTGGTTATTCATATTCTAAATCCGCGTGGTTCATAGACTATTGCAATAAATCATTTAGCATTGAGGACTTGCGTCTTATTACAGTTGACAATCAAAAAAGATTTGATGAAATCTCTGCAATTCGGCCGCACCCAGATGATACTTTAATGATATGCACCAGCAGCGGTACCACAAATACTCCGAAGCTACTTACACATACACATAGATTCTTCTATGAATTGTGTAAGAGAAATTCGTCGAGATTTTCAGGTAACGTTCTGCATAGCAGAAACCTCAATCACGGTAGTAGTTTGAGTGTGTTTTTCTTACCTTCCTTGCATAGCGATGCGGTAAAGAAACACTATCTTATGTCGCACCGCGCAGAAATTCTTGATAACTTAGTCCTGACTTTGAAGAACCAAGATATCAATCATGCCACTTTATCGTATAGGGATCTTTCCGATAAGTTTTTTGCTTCGTTGGAAAATCACGGCGTAAAATATCCAAATATGCGTTTGGATCTTCTGTCTTACATTCCATATGATTATACGAAATATGTGAAAGAAGGTTATGTTGAAAGCATAGAAAGTGTTTTTGGTTGTAATGAAACTGCTGGACCACTTCTGTTGTCCAGATTAACCGCCGTCAATGCCGATACTTTTGATAACACCGAGTTTTTTAAACCAGATGCTTTCTATGGTGTTTCTTTTGATGAAGAAGGCGGACTCTTAGTTCACATGCCCGTTTATGATAAGACGGTAGCTACGAATGATAAGTTCGTGAAGGTAAAAGCCCACTGGCATGAGTATAAACATACCGGGCGCACCGATGTCATTCGTATTAACGATACTACAATAGACTTGCCATTCCTTGAAAATATTTCTGCTAAATATGATAACAACGTTTCTGTTGTTATAGATATTATCGAAAACCAAATCTATCTAGCAATCAACTCGTCTTACGATAAAGACATAAACGAATTAGTTATGGAAATAGATGCCGCAATTCTGTTTCATCACGGAACCAATCTAGTTCGTATAGATAAGTTTGCAATTCTGGATTTCAAAGATTACTATTTTGGAGTCAAGTTAGATAAAGAATTAATGAGGGAATTTTTTAGATGTTTAGAGAACACTTAGAAAAAAGCAAAGAAACGTATTTGAGCCATCTTGTTTTTGCAAACCTTGCTGGACTTAGATTACTCTGGGCAGCATTAGCAAGTTTCATTCATGGATTCTTTCCTAATGTTTTGCCCGGCACAGCCGCAAAGACTATAATTGATTTATATCATAAACGATTGGTAAATCATCCTAACAAAGAATATCAAAAATATATTAACTCTTATAAAAAATAATAAGTTTTGGGGAAACGGTTCGATCCCGTTATTCTCCACCAAGTTAGACCACCTATGCTGAACCCCACCGAAAGGTAAGAGAAAAGGGTAGCACTTGCTGTTGCAACAGTAAAGACTATCTGGGAAGATCGAAACGTCCGGACGTAATTCGATCAAGGCACACTTAGGTGGTCACTCTTTTATGCGCCTATGGTGGAATTGGTAGACACGCTGGTTTTAGGTACCAGTGCGAAAGCGTGGGGGTTCGAGTCCCTCTAGGCGTACCAATGTTATAAATAGTAACAGAAAAATACCAATGACGGAGAAAATTTATGTCATATGTTGTAAAATGCCAATTGCTTCAAGTTAATCATATTGATCACGCACCCGAATCAGCAAAGGGTCGCCATCTCAATTGGATAAGTAAGCCAGGCTTTCTTGACCTAAAAGGCGGGATGACTACATATTTTCGTTTCGATACGGCAGAAAATGCCTATGCTTTTGCGGAAAGTCATCGTGCAGATCCTCTTGTAATCGGAGGTGAAGGTATAACCACAGTAATGCCTCTAGAAGATGCTGATGGCTTAACGGAAAGCGATTTTTATATCCCGCCTGATTGTCTATAAAAAACAGAGAAAAAGCAATATCACGAATGATTCGCGATAATTTCATATAACAACCAAGGAATTAATTATGAATATCAAGACTTTTATGGTTCTCGCAGTTGCCGCTCTTACTGCCGCTTGCGCTCCTACCGCGGAAACACCATCTGTATCGGAAGTTGCTGGCCCAGCGGCTGATGCTGCACTTGCTGCGGCAGGAAACACAGAAGCTGATGCCCCACGGGTAAATTCGCAGGTATGCGACTCTCAAACACCTACAGCCGAGTGTGACGCAAAGCCAGAAGCAGATTCAAAGTAATTAAATAATCGGGGATTAGCGCAGCGCCGTGGGCGTATAAAAGTATTGGAAGCGTGGGTGAGCGGTTGAAACCCACAGTCTTGAAAACTGTCGTACCGCAAGGTACCGTGGGTTCGAATCCCACCGCTTCCTCCAGTTTGAGGCAAAAATGATCAATAAGAATATTCTTTCCGACACATTTACATATGAAGATGAATATGGAAATGTTACCACGAAAGAGCAAATAAGTTCTGTAATTAATCGCTGGAAATCCCTTCTAATCGAACGAGGTGCCAAACGAGGAAACTCTCTTGGCGTGTCGCTTGTTATGGTTAGCATTAATCACCTTGCTTTGGTGATAGCGGCGGGCGAATTGGGAATGCGTCTTGTCTTACTTGACAAACCTATCTGCCGAAAAACTATTCCTGCCACCAAAGCCGCCATCTTTGCGCCTATTGATTATCATGTTATAGATGCCTATCTATCAGCAAATGAAGCATATGCGGAAATGGTACATCGGTACTGTACCGTGTATATCATGGAAAATGAAATCCTAGAACATTTGGATGAAGTTTCGGATATCTTTGGAACGGAAGATGATGTTTACCTTTGTGGTTCTACTAGCGGTACCACAGGACAGGGTCAAATCGTAGAATTTACTCAAAAAGATTGCTTTGATTTGGCACATAGAAATGTGAATGTTTTTGGTTTCACAGAACATTCCGTTGTATGCCATACTCGCAATATGCATCATGTAAGTTGTATGCTTACCTTTATGTTGCCATCACTAATGGTCACAAAGAAGCACTATTACTATAATATCTTTACTATACCCGAAGGTCTGTTTGCGTTTATGCGCGATAAACAGGTTGACCAGGTGTTCTTTGGTAGTCATTTTGTAGTAGAAGATATGATTGCGTCGGATGTAGTGTTTGCTATAACGCCGAAAATTAATATCAGTGGATATACTGTACCAGAAGAATATCTCGATTATTGTAAGAAACATAATGTGGAGTTTATGTCACATTATGGATCAGTTGATGCGGGCATTCCCTTGCTGCTGAACCATGTTACGAAAGATTCAGAGTATATTTCTAACTGGTTGGGCAGAGAACCGGATAACTACTATGATATAGTCTGGTCGCCGCATACGGGAAGAGCATCGGTAGCTGGTCCAACGTTTGAGTGTAGAGATATTCAAGACTATATCAATCCGCTGCCGGGTGGTATGTGGTGTCACTTTGGTAGACTGGAAAAGAATGTCACCGAAGAGGTTTTGCGCAAGGTAACGGGTAAAGACCTGACTGTGATTGATGAGCATATCGTTTTCTGGGAAGATTGTAATTTCTCCCTGGACTGTAAATACCACATTCATCATCTAGATAAGAAAACCTGGACAACCGAGACAAAGATTAATCTCCATCAATTGCGGTATTACCTACAAAATACCGCTTGACATTTACCAGCGAATCAGCTATTATGAGAATATAGTCAGAGAGAAAGTGATTCGAAATGCTTACACTTAGAGATATTAATACCGCTACCAACTCCAAGGATGGTAGCATCTTTTCAGACCTGCACAAAGATGTGTATGGTTTCCGTCCTCGTGATGTTACCTTTTCTTCAACCGAGGAATTTGATGCTGAATACGAGCGTCTCGTCGGTATACTCTCTGTGCAGATCGACGAAGAAAAGATTCGTCAGGATCGCAACTTCGCTGAGTTCGTTTGTCGTGTAGACGGCATCATGGGTTTGGTCAAGAACTGCTTTGATAATGCGGCAGCGGTCGCCATTATCTGTGAAGCAGAAGGCATTGATGATGAAGAAATGCGCTTCTATGGTTGGGAATCTCTTGAGTATCGTCTCGACCTTAAGTATGGTTCCATCAAAAAGTGGTTGTCGGAGTAATTGATATGGAAGTTTTTGCATTATTAGGTGAATGGGATTACGAAGGTTCGTTGCTGTTGGGCGTGTATGCTTCTGAAGAAGACGCACGGTCTGCGGTTGTTACCGATCGGTTCATTGATCGTTACTACATAGAGCGTCGAGTGGTCGGTGCACCTATAGATTTCGATCCTGTTCGTATCGACCTATAAAGTTTAACGGACACTTAGCTCAGTAGGTAGAGCAACGGGCTTTTAACCTGTAGGTCCCGGGTTCGAGCCCCGGAGTGTCCACCAATTCCATTGGGAGATTATTGTGGATTTAGTTACGATTGCTTGTGAGAGAGACACTCAAGACCTTCTCCTACAAGCACATTCAATTGATACGTTTATTGAGAAGCCGTGCCGTCATTGGATTACAGTCGAAGATGAATCTTTGACTCCTGAAGAATGGCATAGTCTGCTATCTCCATATTACACCCGACACAAACTAAATCTAGCATTCTCTAAGCGTCCTGACCTAGAGTTTAATCCTCCGTTCACCCTTGGGTGGCGTAGACAACAAATGTTGAAGTTAGCCACCGCGGCCAAATCTCTTGATGATACGGTACTTGTGCTAGACTCCAAGAATATTTTTGTTCGTCCTACTGATTTAGATAATTGGCCATTTAAACATGGTAATGGCAAATATATCAATCCAGAAGAACGAAGTGAAATGTATCTGCCTAGAAAATGGACAGATTTTATTGCCAGCAAAACGGGTATGATTGAACCGAAAAGGCATCCCGGTGTTCTTGAGGCTCCGTTTGCTGCTACAACGTCTTATGTAAAGACTGCGGTAGAACATCCTCTGTTTGAATATCTTTTCATGCAGGAAGAAGGTGTCATTCCAATGGCAGAATGGCATTATTATTACTTTTTTGTAGACGATGACCTTTTGGATTTACCAGAGTATATTGTATGCAGCGCATTGGATCATTTGAGCATTGAAGGTAACGTAGATGAATATGTGAACGACCAAATACAATTTTGTTTGAATGTAAACAGTCCTACACATGGCATACACAGGCAAGTCAGAAAAATGATGAGTGATAGTAAATCAACCTACTCCGATTGGCTTGTTTCTCTGGGTCTAAATAAGACGTTAGTTGATAACTATGTCTACTACGAAATGACTGACACCACATGGGGTCAGAATTTGGGCGCGTGGCGAAATTGGTAAACGCAACGGACTTAAAATTCGTCGGGGAACCTTGCGGGTTCGAGTCCCGCCGTGCCTACCATTAAATGAGGTTAATATGCCAATATATGAATTTTATAATCCTGAAACTGAAGAGCAATGGGAAACCAAGATGTCATACGAGGAAATGAAGCAATTTGTTGCTGATAATCCTCAATTACATCAAATTTTTCAGATGAATTTTGCCCATGCTTCTGGTTCAGATGGCGGTGGCAAGGTGCCAGACCACTTCAAAGAAGTTATGAGCCGGGTTGCAGAACAGAACCCCAACACACCGGTTGCAGAAAAATATGGCTCTAGGTCGATTAGAGATGTTAAGACCAGGGAAGCCGTTAATAAGGCTCGTAAGAAAGCCGGGGGATCATTAATAGGATGATGGAACATTATGTTGACCTGGTTATGGAACTGGGTCATTTATGTAATCTTGCAGACGAACATCTAAGTTGCCCGGCCAGATTACGAACTGTGCCGGGAAGAACCGTATCCGATGAAAGATTTGTAGAAATTGCAGATCAGGCATACAACAAATTAGGATTTCAAGGACACATATCCTTCCAATTTCATAATGAGCCTATGCTTTACTGGAAAAGAATGTTAGGACTGATAGATAAAATCAGACTCATTGTGCCTCAAAGTAAATTTATGTTGTGGACAAACGGCACGATAGCGAATGAAGATCCTCGTTTCAAAAACTTTGAGCGCATTATCGTTACAAACTATGCCGGTAAAGAAAATTTAATCAAGCACGACAAGATGTTCACCCTTCCTGAACTATGGGACAACAGACTTATCGATAGAGTGCCAGAAACAACCACGCCCTGCTTTAGACCTCTTCTGGAATTTAATATCGTCGCAGGCGGTGATGTTGTGTTATGCAATCAAGATTGGAAAAACGAAGTAAAGCTAGGCAACGTATTGGACGATGATTTAGAAACTATCGTCAAGCGCAAAGCAGAATTGATCGAAACTATCATTCGGCCTATGACCAATGACACACCAGAACGTTGTAGAGCCTGTAATGGCAAACAAGGAATACCCATATTTTTTAGTGATTTATTCGAACGTACCCTTGCACATGTTCATTCGCAAGGCATTGAAACTGAAATACAAGGTCATTGCCACATAGCGAAAGAAACCGCTTGACTTTCTCTGCGAATCTGCTAGGATGTAATAGTAGACAGAAGAGAGAAAGTGATTCGTTATGATTAAGGTGTACCAAATTCAACTGACCGATGCTGAAATCGCGGCTGTAAATAACGGCGAAACCAGTGACCGCATCAAGGCGTATTTCGACCGTAGTTTCGAACGCACCTTCAAGGCTGAGAACTTTCAATATTATACTCACGTTGCTAACGTTGATACCGATAATATGGAAAATGCCTTCGAAGCGATGAATCTCTGGGAAGAAAGTATATACTTCGAGGATATTTTTAAACTTGCTCCCTGCTCCTCGATGTCGGTTGGCGATATCCTTGAAGTTGACGGAAAACTGTTCCGTTGCGCTTCTTGCGGGTTTGATGAAATTACCGCTTGACATTTCCTCAGAATATGCTATAGTAGATTATAAGCTGAGAAGAGAAAGTGATTCGTTATGAAGTATGCCTTGATTTTTGCCGGTCTGTTTGTGATGTGTGTTCCTGAAGATGCTAGTTTTCTTCGTTTTGCTTTGCAAGCCGCTTTTGGTATGATGATGTTCATCGCTGGTATTGCACTTATGTTGGAAGAAGAAAAATATGCTTGAGATTATTAAATGGTTCGGTACCGCGTGTGTCATCCTTGCTGCCACTTGTCGGGCATTTGAGTTTCACCAGGTAGACCTTATCCTATCGGTCATCGGTGCCGCCGCTTGGGGCTACGCTGCTTACAAGATGCAAGATAAGCCTCTGATGGTAGTTAATGGTTTCATTACAGCCATTCTTCTGTATGGAGTTGTGAAATGAGTTATTGGCTTATAGTATTTTTGTTCACCGCTGAGGGCGAATTTGTGGCTAAGGATGTCTACGAGACTGCCTCTAAGGAGCAATGTGAAAAGTTCGCGGGTGATGTCACTCGCACCATTATCAACAGCAAATTACAGGCACAGTTTCATTGCGTAAGCGACGACCATTATATGGGTCGCAAGCAAGATGAAGGTGTTGATTATGACTAATCATCCTCGCCAACGGGCAATGTGGGATGGATTAACTGCATCCGGGTGTTTTGGTATTCTGATTTTGATTGCTATGATAACTGTGATTTGGAGTTTCAGTTGAATGTCCAAATGGTGCCAGAGATTCCTTGACTTAGCCGAGCATATCGGTGAATGGTCGTATGATCCTCGCACCAAGGTAGGCGCAGTGATTGTAGATGACCGCAATCGCATTATCTCAATTGGCTACAATGGCTTCCCACGGGGCGTCAAAGACCTAGCAAAACGCTATGAAGACCGTCCCACAAAGCACCTGTTCGTAGCCCACGCCGAACGCAATGCACTAGACAACTCTCCCATGTCGGTTGAGGGTTGCACGATGTATGTGCCGCTTATGCCGTGTAATGAGTGTGCAAAGAGCATCATTCAGCGCGGCATCAAGAAGGTCATTTGTTATAAGTCTGACCGAGAAGATACGTTTAACTGGGACATTACCGAATTGATGTTTAGAGAAGCAAATGTCATGCTGTATAAGGCAAAAAAAGAAAATGACTAATTACGCAAAGATATTTAAATCTATTGACAAATGCCGAGAAATAGCGTATAAAGCTAAGAGTGAATGGTTTCAAGCGTATTGGCACGGTGTGGCTGATGACCTAGAAGCCAAGTATGTCTTTGGTCAGCCTTGGCTGCGAACTTATGATGGAAAGTTGAACTAATGATTCTTCCTGCTGGTGTAAGTGCTTTTCGCACACCTGTGCAATTACCTGGTATGAATTATGGCGAACGCCATTTTCTAAATGGCTTCACGTGGCCATATATAAATTCTAAAGGTAAGCAGTATGATACCACATTGACTTCCAATGGCTGGGTTTGTAATTGTATGGGATATAACTTCCACAACAAGTGTAAACATATTGTTGCGGTACATGAAAAGGTGATAGCAGAATGATTGTTGAGAATGCAGCACTATGTTTAAGTTGTGGAGATAAGATTGTCTCCAAGCATCGCCATGACTTTGTGAATTGCACATGTGGTGCAGTTGCAGTTGATGGTGGTCAAGAGTATCTTCGTCGCGTGGGCGATTTCGAAAATGCTATGGATATCTCGTGGTCACTTCCTGATGAAGTTTACAATAATTGCGCAGAGGCAGCGCAAGATGCTCTCGACTCTGGTCGCAACAAATTTGGCATTGCCAATGCTGTAATGCGTAAATTGCGTGAACATGAATACCTTGCCGCAGAAGGTGAGCAGCGTGTGATGGCACAAAATCTCGACGAGATTATGGTAGTCGAGGCGGATGGATCTTTTAATCGATATAAGAAGGTGAATGAAAATGACTAAGATTTCAGTAGAACTTGATAATGAGCAGTTTGATAAACTAGTTGTAGAAGAACTTATCAGAACTCGTCAGACATTTCTGAATGATCTCGGCGCAAACAATCATGTGTTTGTCTGGGGCGACCAAGAAGCAGATGATACCGAGATTCAGAAGCATATTGATTCTGTTGATCAACTGATCAAGTGGTTTGGAACACCAGAGCAAATTAAAGAGGTGTATGGTAATGAAGACTGATGCTGCTGCTCGTGCAGAGTTTCTTAGCATTGCACGAATGGGTAAGTGCTGATGAGAAATGCCAACTACAATAAATTCATTTCCGATGAATATGAAAAATTCTATATTTCATCAGAATTGGGAGATATTGAACAAAGTTGGATTTATCTTCAAAGAATTCATATCGTGTCGCAATCAATACTCGTTGATCATTTAAAGTCGCATTTGAATATGCTTTTTTACGCTGTTAAAACAGGTGATATTAAGGAAATCTTTGGACAAGTACCGCGCTTAATGCTTGCCCCAATTGGAAACTTTTTGAGAAGGATACCTGCAGGTAACAGAGGAACCTCTGATGTAAGTCCTTTTCTAAGAGAGACTATACCAAACGATTTAAAGGAATTCATTAAATGATATTCAAGAAGATTAAAGACCTCAAAGAAGAAGGCAAGATGATTGAGGCGATCCCATATGTAGCAGTGTTCGGCATTGCCGCACTTGCTGTGTATGGTATCACCAAAATTGTGCGAGCAGTCAATGATTTGGATTATCCACTTGATTTTGGAAGTGATGAGTATTTAACTGAACTTTCGAAGAAGTATCATGAAGATTAACATTGGACCGTATAGAAATCGCTGGACAACGCTGCGATTCGAGGAATGGTATATCCGTATCAAGTATGGCAACAAACAAGTTCCTTACTGGAATGGTGTCAATCTTGTCGCTATCGAGGGCATAGGTGATCTAGAAACTGGTGACTGGTTGGATCGTAGCGTTCAGAAGATTTCTGATATCTGGCAAGATATACTTAATCTTACGGTAAACAAGATAATTGATGGTACAGATCGAACGGTCAAGGTGCGTATCGATACATATGATACATGGAGTATGGATGATACTCTCGCTCTAATCATTCTGCCGATGCTAAAGCAACTACAAAAATCAACACATAGTTCCTGCCAAGTCGATGATGCTGATGTTCCAGAGGAACTTCGCTCCACTATGGTGCCTGATGTCGATGATTATGGTATCGACGGTAACTACCACAAGAGGTGGGAGTGGGTGCTCAACGAAATGATCTGGTCTTTCGAACAGATCGTTG